TCGCCATCAGCTAGAAGCATATATAGAGCAATGGCTGCGCCAAGTTCGCTGTTATGAGTTTGAACCATACCTTTCCCAGCCAAATACAATTTAGACGGACTATCCACCTGGATGCATTTTACAGGTACTGATTTCACTTTTCTAATTTCCACAATTGTCCTGAATGAGTTCTTTGTAGGCTTAACAGGTTCAGATTTGAGCCTCTCAAGCTTTCTTTGCAAAGAAAAAACAGGATTACTCCTGTACGAGAAAAAGTGAATCCTATATTTTATTCCGCAATCTTTGCCATTCAGCATTGCTCTCCCAGCACGCAAAGTAGCTTTATATCCTAGTGAACGCACAAGTTCAAGCACATTTTCTGCCAGTTGCTTATTGACTGAGGTATACTCACATTCCCCCGCCTTTGAAACATATCCATCGCAATCCATAAGACCTTTCAATAGTTCTAATCTTTGTTCATATGATGCTCTCAGATATTCAACCGGAATATGCTTATTGCAAAACAGTCCCATCTTTCTCATCTTTGATTGCCAGGATACATCCCTTGCAGCTTGGCTTCTGTCTCCTTTCCCAAAAGCTAGATGAATACTGTTTGTATTTGATGATTTCCACTCTCTTAGTTCTACACCTTGTTGTTTTAACTTTTCCGCAATCTCGACATCATTGATATTACAAGTAAAGCTTGCATTATAGCTATTTCCGTCTGCCAACCATACACCAAGCATATATGGAGGCAGTATCAAACTCTTTTCTTCCAGATCCAGTTCCTTCTGTATAGGTATCCGGTAATTATATGAACCATACTTATGCTTAATATTACCTTTCATTTCTTCGGTACTTAATATTTTGGTTTCATAATATGGTTTCTTGTGAGGTAAATATTCATTTACCTGCCACAAATGTTCTGCGTCTGCAATAATGCTTTCCCCGTCTGAGAATTTCACTTCATAGCAGGGCCTGTCATGCATTGTTTCAGTACACCTTGCAACATTACAAACCCTGCCATTCTCATCGAAAACTTCATCTCCCACTTTCAACGCTTCCATAGTGGTCCACCCATCAGGAGTCGGTATTGGCGTGTCGATTGCTAAAGCTTTACCATTCTTTTTCCCTATCTCCACATAGGCAGTTCGATACTTCCGAGTTCCATCCTCTCGTAATGTTCCAAAAAGTTTCTTAACCAAATCCTTTTCCCAGGGAAGAAGTTTGAAAGGTTGACCTGCCCATCTACCTTTTGTGAGCTTCAGCTGTTCTATAAAATTTATTGCATGATTTGCATGAGCTTCACTAAACGGCATATGACATTCCTCCTTTCGTTCTATTCATTATTTTTCTTCTTCAGAATATCTTCAGCCCTCGGAACATTAGAAAGCAGCTCTTCCATAGCATCACCTTCTATGGTGTTGCCTGTGTTGCCGATATTCAGTCTACTTCTTGCCGATGGACTCAATCCGAGCTCCGAGCAGAAATTGCGCAACTGCTTCAAATTTTGCTGAGCAATGGATACCTGCGGAATCTGCTGAATATATCCTGAATTCGTTTTGAGAATGGATCCATGCTTTGAAATAAACTCCTCGGCTTCCTTCCATCTGGCATAGGCCTGACAGTATCCGGCAAAAGCAGCCATGTCCACTTTTGTCAAAAGCCCCATTGTCTCCAACTCTTTAGATAATCTTCTCCATTCCTTCTTGGCATCAGGTTCAAGCCATGACGGACACTTGGGTGCCTTCTTTTCAGGTTTTGGTTCATTCTTATTCAAAGGTCTTTTCCCAGGATTTCCTTCCAATTCTTTTATCGCTGTCGGTTTAGGTGGTCTTCCTCTACCTGACATAAGCTTTCACCTCCTTTATTTTTGCACGAAAAAAAGACCTGAAGGTCTTTATAGTATTTGTGATTA